CTGCTATCGGTTAACTTTAAATAAGCAAATGGCTTATTAAAGGAAGTAACTGTTTCTTTTAATTAATTCGTACGTTCAACCTTCGGGTCGCATGTTATCTAGTCATGGAACGGGGGCTAGGTTTATTTTGTACGAACTATGTCTATCAATCTTATTCGTTTCCTTGAAAACCAACGCCGTCGTGCTGAGCGTTATCATACTGATGCGCTTCGTTACCGTGGTGTTGAATACAAGAAGTAATCTGGTGATTCATGAGGGGTTCGATTCCCCTCTTTACTTATTGGTTAGAGCCGGTACGCCGATACCTCTAGCCGCAGCTGTGGCATTGAGACGCCCTAAGATCTCAAGAACTTAATACTCTGGATCCAGAGGAACTTGCTTAAACCTCTTATAAAAAACAATGGCTTTTCAATCTTCTGTAAACCCAGCAGCACTTACTGCTCCTGGTGCACTAAATGGCGCTATCGCCAATACTGACGAACGTCGTGCTCTTTACCTTAAACTTTTCTCTGGTGAGATGTTTAAGGGTTTCCAAAATAATACTATTGCTCGTGACTTGGTCATGAAGCGTACTCTTCGTAGTGGTAAGTCACTGCAATTCATCTACACTGGTCGCACTAAAGCTGAGTACCATACTCCTGGTAACAGCATCTTGGGTGACAGCAACAATGCACCTCCAGTGGCTGAGAAGACCATCACTTGTGATGACCTCCTTATCTCCTCAGCTTTTGTGTATGAGCTAGATGAAGTTCTGTCTCATTATGACCTCCGCTCCGAGATCTCTCGTAAGATCGGTTATGCTCTTGCTGAGAAGTATGACCGTTTGATCTTCCGTCAGATCGCTAAAGGTGCACGTCAAGCTTCTCCAGTTTCTAAAACTGGTTATGTTGAACCCGGTGGTACCCAAATTCAAGTGGGTGCAACTGCTGATAAAGCTTATGAAGCATTGAATCTGGTTGAGGCATTCTATAATGCTGCCTCTGCTTTGGATGAGAAGGGTGTGTCGATGGATGGCCGTGTGGCTGTTCTTAACCCCCGTCAGTACCACGCCCTAATCCGTGGTATTGGTAATGCTGACATTGGTGGTTATCTGGTAAACCGTGATGAGCAAGGTACTGCACTGCAGTCCGGTAAAGGAATCATGGAGATTGCCGGTATCAAGATCTACAAGTCCATGAACATTCCGTTCTTTGGTAACTACGGTACTAAGTACGGTGGTGGTACTGGTGTCACCTCTCCTGGTAATGTCGGTGACTTTGTTGGTAGTGACACTGAACTTGAAGCTGGTACCGTAAGCAATCCTAGTCCTTACGTGGGTGGTCCTCGTAACAACTATGGTGCGCAAAGTGCCTTTGATGCTTCTTGTGGTCTGATCTTCCAACGTGAAGCTGCTGGCTGTGTGGAAGCTATTGCTCCTCAAGTCCAAGTTACCAGTGGTGATGTCTCCGTGATTTATCAGGGTGATGTTATCCTTGGTCGCCTTGCTATGGGTGCTGACTTCCTGAACCCTGCTGCTTGTGTTGAACTGTATGCTGGTGCTTCTCCTGATGCTGCATTCGGTACTACCTATCCTTCTAACATTTCCTGATACTTTAATACTGTTTATGGGAGTCCTTTCGGGGGCTCCTTTTTTTTAATTTTTTATTGAGAATAAAACTCATTATCAATTATGCCTTATCCTACTACTGGCCCAAACACCGAATTACAAGCTGTTAATCAGATCCTGGCGTCAGTTGGTCAGGCACCTGTAAACACGTTGACAACTGAAACTACATACGTTCAAGAACAAACTGGTAGCTTTATTGGTTCTATTACTGGTACTGTATTGAGCACAGATGAAGTACTAGATATGGGTACTTTTATTTCTGGTACTGGTGTAACAATGAACACCAGTGTTGTTACAGCATCATCTCCTAGTGCTACATCTTTTGACTATGACTACACACTTAACTTGTCGTCTAGTGCAACTGGTAACATTACACTTAACAAAGCTGTAGTTTCGTATAGAGTAGAAACTCAAACCAACCCGGACGTTGCGATTGCTTATAATACTTTAACAGAAGTCACACGTGAAGTACAGTCTGAAGGATGGGTTTATAATACAGAACGTAACTACACAGGGTTCCAACCTGATGCAGCAACTAAAAAAATCACTGTACCTAATAATGTAATCCAAGCAGATCTCAGCCAAGACCACGTAAGTAATCTTGGTCGTAATGTTGTAAAGCGTGGAGGTGGTGTTCTTTATGATACCATTACTCATACTGATGTATGGAATACAGAAGAAACAATTTACTTAGATATTTTGTGGGAGTTTGAATATGAAAACATCCCCCAACCTATTCAATCTTATATCGTAGCACGTGCTGCTGCTATTGTATCAAGTAGAGTTGTAGGTGATCCTAATCAATTCCAAATGTTACAACAGAAAGAAGCTTATGCTAGAGCAATGGCTCTTGAGTATGATTGTAATCAAGGCGATCATAGTTTCTTTGGTGCACCAGAAAACGGTAACTACTACAAAGCTTACAGCCCATTTAATACCCTGATTCGATAATGGCAGCAATTACTCAATTAGTTCCTAACTTCCTAGGTGGTGTATCTAGGCAGAATGACGACAAAAAATTACAAGGTCAGGTGTCTGAGTGTATTAATGGTTATCCTGATCCTACCTATGGTCTACTAAAAAGACCTGGTATGAAATACATTGATAAGCTAAAAGATGCTGGTGGTAACCCGTTTAATAAAGCTGCACTAGATGGTGCTATTTGGACGTATATTGATCGGGGTGCCAATGGTTCTTATGTAGCTGCAATCAAAGGTACAAATGTATATGCTTGGACTACAAATACTGGTACGTGGTGTACAGTTACCAATACAGGTACTGGGTATCTAACTGGTACAACATCAGATCACTATCATTTCCGTAGCATTCAAGATACCACTATTGTTACAAATAGATCAGTTGTCACTGCTATGGGTGCACCTGGTACGTTTGTTGCTAATTCTGTAGCTACTCTTAGGTTAATATCACTTGTATCTACTTATAACTACACCGTAACCATTCAAGGTATAGATTCTGTGTCTACTGCACAGAACAGTACAACCTTTGATGACATGTTGATATATGATAGTGGTAACATTAATAACAACCATCATATGGTGGATGATATTGTCAACACTATTACTACACAACAAGCTGCATCTAATACTGACTTTAGTGGTACTTGGTGTATTGAGGGTTATACTAATAGCCTTGTTATCAAACGGTTTAGTGGTACAAACCAAGTACTAACTGACTATGAAAATACAAATGGTACGTTTACTGGTACACCACTAGCATTTACCATTGAAGCTAAAGGTGGTGATAATAATGATTCTTTGGAAGTATTTGAAGATGAAGTTATTGATGTATCTAAACTACCCATTGAATCTTTCCAAGGTCATCATGTAACCATTCTAAATAGCGACACAGATGCTGATGATTACTACGTTGAGTATGTAGCATACAACGGTGAAAAAGGTCGTGGTTATTGGAAAGAAGCTGTAGCACGTGATGTAGCAGTTAACATTGATGCGTCCACTATGCCTCATGCATTAATCAATACTGGTGCAACTAGTTTTACCTTTGGTCCAATTACTTGGAATGATAGATTAACTGGTGATGATGTAACTAATCCACAACCTTCTTTTATTGGTAAGACAATTAACGCCTCTTTCTATTATAACAATAGGTTTGGTGTGTTGTCTGAAGATAACATAATCATGGGTGTAGCTAATGATGTTTATAACTTCTTTTCTAAATCAGCATTAACACAGATTGACTCAGATCCAATTGATGTGAATGTGTCAAGTGTTAGACCAGTTACGTTGAGTGATGTCCTACCGTCACCACAAGGTCTTGTTGTATTTAGTGGTAAACAGCAGTTCATTGTGTTAGCTACTGAAACAGGTGTACTGACACCATCTACTACTGTAGTACGTACACTAGCTAGTTACGAATTAGATACTAACATTTCACCTGTAGATGTTGGTACTACCTTTGCATTTATCAATAAAGTATCTGGTTACAGTAAGTTGTTTTACATGCAACTACGTGGTATTGAAGAGACACCAACAGTTGTAGACATCAGTAAGATTGTACTTGAGTGGATACCAAATACAATTGATGATCTAATTGTTAGCCCACAGAACTCATTGATTGCTCTTATTGATAGACAATCTTCTTACATTTATATCTACCGTTTTTATAACAACGGTCAAGAAGATGTAATGACAGCTTGGACTAAATGGGAGCTAACTGGTACTATCCAATCTGCTGATATTATTGGTGATGATTTTGTTGTTGTCTCTCAACATGAAGATGAGTACACACTTAATACTATTACTTTGGATGAGCTACCTACAGGTGAAGTAACAGCAACTGTTGGTGGTAGTGACGGTAATCCTTGTTTAGACTTTGCAACACGTCCATTTGATTATGGTAGTGGTGCTGTTATTTATGATAGCACTAATGATGTAACACAAATCTACACACCTTTTACACCCATTAGTGGTAAAAAAGGTACAGTTTTAATTGCTGATCCAAGCATTGATGCAGGGTATTCATTTGATTGTGTTGCTAAAACAGATGGTTCTGGTAACCCTTACTTTGAAATAGCTAAGGATCTAACTGCCTTAGAAAATGGTATGATTATTGGT